AGGCGGGATCTCGAGCAGGTAGGCCGGGCACGAGTCCGTGTCGACGAGGCCCTCGAAGGACTCGAAGAACAGGGTGAACTCGTTGCGGCTGTTCGAGACGTTGTCCCGGTACAGGTTGCCGGGGGCGACGCCGATCGAGAGGGTGCCACGGTCCATGACGGCGAACTTGCCCTCGGGGGCGACGAGGATGTCGACCGTCGTGGGGAAGTTCTGGAGCGACGAGGCAACCTGCACGGCGGGGATCGTCGCAGCCCAGGTCGGGCGGTCGATGAACCACGTCACGTTGACGCCAGCGTTCGTGAAGATCTGGTTCACTTCGGCGTCGGTCGCCATGCGGACACCGCCACCGTCGGTGCGGCGGCGACGGGCGAGGCTCGCCTTGATCGCCGTGCGAACCCAGCGCGGGATCCAGGCGTGCATGTTGCCCTCGACGTCCCAGCGCTGCGACTCCTGGTGGAGGGCGAGCGTGACGAGGATCGTGGTCAACAGCGCCGTCGGGCCGTCGTACGCCTGCGGGGGTGCCGTGATCGCCGTGGCGCGAGCACCCATGGCGTTGAGCAACTGGTTCTCGGCGAGGCGGGCCTGCGCTGCCGCGAGGCGGTTGAGGTAGGCCTCGACCAACTCGGGGAAGCTCATCTGGAGCAGGTTCTTGACGGTGAGGCAGCGGTAGACGCCGTAGATGTAGTACGTCTCGGAGTCGGCGCAGTCGATGGTCTGGCAGGCGGCCTTCACTGCCTCGTCGTCGGCGTCGTCGTCACGATCCCAGATCCCGATGCCGGTGGTGATGTCCTCCAGCGTCGGGCTCGGGTAGATCGACACGGCGTTGCGAGGCGACGCGTACACCGGCATCGAGTTGAACACGGGCCGGCGGTCGGTGTTGCGGCAGCCGATCACGTAGCTCGGGGTGGCCGGGGCGCAGAAGGCGGCCTGCAACTCGGGGTCGGTGGACTGGGCCAGCGACCGCATGTTGTTGATGATGCCGACGTTTGCGATCGGATCTTCGAGGAAGGTGTGATCGGCGTCGAAGGTGCCGGGGATGATGCCGACGGTCTGGCGGTTCGACTGCGGGGTGATGACGTTCGCCACCTGCGTCAGGGTCTCGGCCAGGTCCGACCAGTCCTCGAAGGCGTCGGTTCCGTTGCCGCCCGCACGAAGAATCGTGTCGGCGCGGGCGACCGGCGCTGCGGCGGCGGCTTGCGCTGCGGCCTGGGCGACGGCGGTCTGCGGCTGATCGCCGGTCAGGCCGAACGTCGACGGACGCTTGCGAGTCGGCACCTTGGCGGGGGCGAGATGGCTGGCCGTCACGAGCACCTGCTCGTCGGCAGCATCGTCGGCGCCCTCTTCGTCGCCTTCGTCCTCGCCACCCTCGTCATCGTCGTCGGGGGCGTCGGACGCCTCGACCACGGGCTCGTCCTCATCGTCGGCGAGGTCGGCGAGATCGGCAGCGGTCTGCTCGAACGCTGCCTGCTCGGCGTTGCGTCGGGCAACCTCGGCCTTGACTCGCTTCGAGCCTTCGACGAACTCGGTGACGGCCGCGGCGTCAGCCGGGTCGACCGTGCCGGCCGCGGTCAGCTCAGAGGCCTTCGTCTTGATCTCGGCGCGGAGAGCCTTGAGCTCGTCCTGGCTGAGTGCAGTGAGATCTGCGGGGATCTTGGGGAACATCTCGTGCCTCCTGGGCCGCGCGGTGCGTTGTGGCACGAATCATGGTCGCCGTCAGAGCGGCCAGTCCACCTTCACGAGGTCGCGCTGAGGAAGCTCATCACCGTCACGAGAAGCTCCTCGACCTCGGCGTCACCCTTGGCGATCTCCTTGGCCTTGCGTTCGCAGTAGGTGATCGAGGCGCGAGGGAAGGCGTAGCGGATCAAAGCGACGATCGCCCGGTCCTCAGTCGTCGTCATCAGCGAGCATCATCAGTTCGAGTTCGAGCATCGGGTCAAGGCTGCCGCAGCCGCAGTTGGCGGTGGCGAACGAGGCGACGAGCAGCTCGTGGCCGTCCTCCTGCGCGTACTGGAACGGGACGTTGAAGCCCTCGGCGTTGACGGAGACCGTGGCGTACAGCTCGCGGTCGAACCAGTGGCCGGAGATGCGCGATGCGGCGGCGGCGTAGACGGCTTCAGGGCTGGTGCCGGGACGCACCCGGCCGGAGACCCACGGGCCATGCTTGCCGTCGTAGACGCGGACGTTCGCCCAGGTGTTCTCGATCCCGCCGTAGGCGGCGTTGACCGTCTCCGGCTTGGCGTTCTGCGGGTGGCCGCCGAAGAGGAAGATCGGGCCGGTGCGGATGTTGCCGCGGTCGGTCAGCACGACCGACTTGTTGAAGCTGGCATAGCCGGACATCGACTGGGGGATCATGACGCAGCGATCGACGAAGCCGGTGTGGCAGGAGTTCCACAGGCCGAGGTGGCCGAACACGCGGTTCTCTTCGTCGACCGTGAGCGGTAGGCCCTTCGGGTCATCGAACTCGGGAGTGTGAAAGTCCTCCCACGGCATGATGATCCGGTCCGACTGCTTCGCCATCGAAGCGGCAAGCTCCTCGAGCTCCACCGGGCCGGCGGTCCACTGTTGGAACGAGGCGGTGACCTCGTCCTCGACGATCTCGGATGACGACCGCGGGAACCCGGGCATCATTACGAGCGTCGTGGCGCCGATCGTGTGCTTGCGGAAGTTCACCTCCACCGTCGGGATCGACATCCACCCCTCGGCGTCCGGCTCGGGGAAGTTCGGGAACCGCACCGCCAGGTCGACGTCGCGCAGGTGGACTGAGTTCTTGTAGACGATCTTCTTCTCCACCGCCGTTGCCGCGACGCGCCCGAGCGGCGTGTCCTGGAGGAGGCCCCACCCACTGACGAGACCGTCGTCGTGGATGGTGATCTCGTCGAGCCGGCCGACAGCCTTGGCCCCGAGGTGTCCGCCCTCGGTGACCTCGTCGAGGAACTGGATCGTCTCGGGCAGGATCGGCACGCCGGCACCTGCGCTCTCAAAGAGACGGCCGTCTGGCGTGCGCACGTCGAGGCGCATGAGTTCGGGGAAGTGGATGCGCTTGTAGAAGCCGGCCGGGATCGTCTCGGTGCGCGCTCCGTAGGTGGTCTGCACGGTGGTCTCCTTACGCCGCTGGACGGCGGGACTTCGGGGCATCTGAATCGGAGTTGCCAGGAGCTCCGGGAGTGCGGCCGTCGCCGGGGCCGACCTTCGGCTTGCCGTCGGGGCGGGTGGCGTCCGGGCCTGGCTCCTGCTTGACGATGATCTTCTCCCAGTCGAGGTTCTCCGCTTCGGCGAGGCCGAACGTCGCCAGGTACGGGTCTCCGATCTTCAAGCCGACCATGCGGATGTACTCCTGATCGTCGGGCTTGAACTCGTCGGGGATGCCGGACATCTTGCGAACGCCAGCGTCGCTGACGGCGAAGCGGTCGTAACCGGCGCGGGCATCCTCGGCCAGGTTCGGCCGGGCCGCTGCGCCAGACAGATCGAACATCGTGCGGTGGGTGTCGAACAGGGACTCGCGGACGTTGCGCTCAAGGGCGAGGGGCTGGATGAGGAGCACCTGGATGGCGAAGCACAGCATCTCGAGATCGGGCACGATCTGGGAACGCAGCTCCTCGTCTCGATCAGCCCATGCGGCCCAGTGGTTCGAGTCGCCGTTGCCGGAGACAACGGACGGCTGGATGTCGAGACCTTGGAGCATCCGCTGGGCTGCTTCACCGCGGAGCTGCATGTCCATGTCGTAGATCTCGCGGTCGGTGGTGATGAACCGGAGGGCTTCGGAGATGTTGCCGGGGCCACGGAGGATGATCGGCATGGTGGCGATCGCGTCGTCGTGGTTGGTCATGTTGCGCATCATGATCGAGACGATCGCGTTGATGACCCGGTCGTTCGAGAACGCACCGTCCTGGCCCTTGGGGGCGCCGACGACGTCGGACATCTCGGACGGCACGAACAGGATCCCGGCCATGGCGAGACGGCTCATGAGGCGAGCGCGGACGGACTTGGTGAGGATGACGAGTTCCTCGCACACCGTGTCGAGCGCCTTCATCGGCGAGTCCGGGAGCTCCAGGTAGCGGGGGTGGGGCTTCCACACGCGACCGAGGTAGCGCTCCCTCGGGATGATCTCGGCGTAGGAGTCCTTCTCCTCGGTCGACATCGACGCCGTGACCGGGAGGGTGAACCGCTTGATCTTGCCGTCTTCGTAGGTCAGCTCGTCGTCCGACACCCAGTCGTAGCCGCCCATGTCTTCGTCGAGGCGGATCAGGTGGGCGTGGGCCTTGATCTTCATCAGGCGGAAGAACTGCTCGATGAAGCCGCGCTGGCCGCCGTGCGGGGACCAGATCTCCTCGTACAGCGACATGAGCTGGCGGGACTTCACGTCGCCCGTGTACTGGCCGTTGACCAGACGCTTCGGGATGATCTCGGCGTGGCCGGCGACACGGGCCGAATGGTCGACGCCGTAGTGGAGCTCGGGGATCGAGTCGTACCAGTCCCAGGCGCGTGGGGTGTCGGCGGTGGTGCGCTGCTTGATCGTCTGGAGCCGCTTGATGTTCTTCAGCTCGCCCACATCGACCTGCTGGGCGGCCACAAGCTGCTCGACCTGTCGGCCACCACGGTTGCGCTTGAGCGGGAGCTGGAGAACGGCCATCGGACGTGAGGCTACGTGACGCGGATGCCGTGGGTCGCCACGAGCCGCGCGACGGACGCCTGGATCTGGTTGAAGTCGAGCGGCTCCAGGTCGGCCGTGACGTACCACGGTTCGAGGTTGCGCAGTGCTCGTTCCTCGGCGAGGAGGGCGGCGAAGAGGTCGGGGTGGAGGTCGCGCAGCCGCTTCAGGGCGGCGGCTTTGGCTCGCTCGGCCTTCTTCTTCGTCGCCCTCGAACCCTTGGATCCGCCCTTCCCGGGCCGGATGCACATGGTGGCGTAGCCCGCCCGGTCGACCCGCACGTCGATGTAGCGCAGCGGCTTGATGCTCTTGTCGATGCAGTCCGGGCAGACCCCGCCGAGACGCCAGAGGAGGATCTTCGGGTGGATCTCCGGGCAGTGGGAGCAGGAGGCGTATCCGGCGATGTCCTGTTCGGGCAGATCAGCCATAGACGCAACCCTACATTCGTGCTACCTTTCAAGGACTCGTTTGGTCGAGTTGGTCCCCAGCCTTCTTGAGCGCATGGGTCCGGGAGTTGCTCCCCGGACCCGCTCTCGAAGGAGACCGACGAGTACGACGAAGGCACCTGGAAGCGACCTAACCCAAACGAAAGGAGTCCTCATGGACTCGACATTCAACGACCCTTCGCGCCCTGAGCGCATCCGGCTCCGCGACGAACTCTTGAGCATTGCTGCGGGTATGCATTGCAGCATCTACGGGGGGAGGTTCGACGAGTCCATGGAGAAAGAGTTCATGGTGCTCGCCGGGCGAGCCGTCATGGAGCGGAAGTGGCAGCGAGAGGGCGCCGCTGTCGAGGATCGACAGAGCCCGTGAAGGCCATGGACGTCTCGTTCGCCGGACGACCGGGGGCCGTCGTGGTTGCGGTCGCATGGTTGGAAGACGGGCTCTTGACGGGCGACAGCATCAAACTCGGCTGCTGGCTGTCAAGCCACACGCCCGAGTACCTGAAGGGCCTCTCGCAGAAGAAGATGTCCGAGCGGCTCGGGATCTCGTGGGCGCGGATAGGCAAGTGCCTGGAGGAGATGGAGGCCCAGGGAATCCTCACTCGGAGGGTCGAGAACCCGGGTCACCCACCCACGCACAGGGTCGTCATCGAGTTCGATCTCGGCAAGTGGACGGGGGGCGGGGGTATCGCGCCACACGCGATAGGGGTATCGCGTGACACGCGAACTACTAAGGTCTCTCAAGATCTAGAAACCCCTTCGCGCGATGTCCTCTTCGAGGAGTTCTGGCAGAGCTACCCGCGCGACCGCCGGAGGGAGAAGATGCTCGCGACGGTGGCCTGGATCAAGCTGAAGCCTGAAGACCGCGCCACCGCACTCTCCTCCCTCGGAGCATGGTTGAAGACACTCGACCCGCAGTACGTCCCGTACCCCGAGCGATACCTGAAACGCGCTCGTTGGACCGAAGTCGGCGATGTTCCCGAGTGGAAGCCCTCGGGTGTGTCTCGGGGCGGCCCGCCCGAGCGACCGCCAGGCGTCCACCCGAACGCCGTCTACCGAGACGGCAAGTGGCGGAGCCCGTACTGATGGCCGACGGACGGATTCCCCCGCACAACATCAGCGCCGAACGAGCGCTCATCGGTGCGGTGATGCTCTCAAGAACGGCAGCGATGCTCGCAATCGAGGAAACCGACCTCGACGTGAGCGACTTCTACTCCCCGAACCATCAGGTGATCTGGGCGACGATCCAGCGTCTCCATGTGGCTGACGAGGCGATCGACGTGCTTTCTCTCGCCGACGCGTTGCGGCGCGACGGCGTGCTCGAAGAGGTCGGCGACAGAGGGGCGCTGATGGAGATGCAGACCGAGACGCCGAGCATCTCGAACGCCGCTCACTACGTTGCCATCATCCGCGATGCAGCCATGCGGCGTCGGATGATCTACTGCTCAGCGGAGATCGCCGACGCTGGGTATAACGAGGGCCTCGACCTCGACGCCGTCATCGACGTGGCGGAGAAGTCGCTCCTCCACGTCACCACGAAGGCGACGGCGGTCGGGGGAGCAGTCGAAGGTCTCTACGACGACGCCAGGGACATGATCCCCGAAGGGTTCTCGATCGACGACGTGGTGCCATGGGTGATCCCTGGACTGCTGCGCCAGCGCGAGCGAATGATCGTTGTCGCCGGAGGCGGTGCTGGGAAGTCAACACTGCTGCGCCAGTTCGCCCACTGCGCCGCCAACGGCATCCACCCCTGGAACGGGAAGATCTCGATCACGCCGCCCCAGAACTGCCTCGTCGTGGAGCTTGAAGCGCAGGCCCACAACATCGACGCCTCCACCCGCAAGACCCGCCGGATGATCGCCAACCTGATCGGGATCGCCAACCCCGACGAACTGGAGAACGTAGCAATCCTCCACCGGCCGCAGGGCATGAACCTGCGTGATGCCTCCGACCGCACCGCCCTGATCGGGGCGATCCGTCGCCACAAGCCGACGCTCGTTTGTATCGGCCCGCTGAAGTACATGTACCGAGCCAAGCACGGCGAGACGTTCGACGAGACGGCCGTCGAGGTGCAGCGGATCCTGAACGAACTCTCGGTCCGTTACGGCTTCGCCGTCGTCATCGAATCCCACTCGTCGAAGTCCGAAGGCAACAAGCCGGCGGGCTCCGAGCGGTGGGTGGACTGGCCGGACCTCGGCTTCACGCTCACCTCATCCCAGACGCCGTCGCCCTACACGGAGACGACCTACGACATCACCCCGTTCCGCTACCCGCGCAACGATCAGGTGGTGATGCCAGAGACCCTGCTCCGCAACGGCCCCCGCCTCCCGTGGGCGGCTGCCGACGCGCCGACCGACTGGTTCACGACCTACATGAACCAGTGGACGTTGAGCAGCGCCCTTCCATTCCGCCGCAACTCGGCCCCAGCGAAAGTCGGTGCATACATGAGAGACCCAGAGGAGGAGCGGTGAGCGCTCACGTAGTTCAGTTCTCGACGGGGGCGGGCTCCGCCGAAGTCGCCATGCGGATCCCGATCGTCGAGGGTGACCGCTACGTCCTCCTCACGGCGGACACGATGGTCGAAGACGAGGACAACTGGCGCTTCGCTCGTGAGGTCGTCGCTGCGCTGTCGCCGCGGTGGGAGTGGATTGTGCTGCGCGATGGCCGCACGCCGATGCAAGTCGGACGCGACAAGCGGATCGTGCCGAACGACCGCATGGCAATCTGCTCCCGGATCCTCAAGCGCGAGATCTGCCGCCGCTGGCTCGATCACAACTGCGACCCGGCCGACACGATGCTGTACCTCGGCTTCGACTGGACCGAGGAACACCGGACGACGAAGGCAAAGCCGCTCTGGGCGCCGTTCGAGATCGCCTGCCCGCTGATGGACGAGCCGCTGCTCGACAAAGAGCAGATCCTCGGCAAGTTCCGCTCACTCGGCATCGAGCCGCCGCAGCTCTACGCCGAAGGGTTCTCGCACGCTAACTGTGGCGGAGCTTGCGTCCGCGGCGGTCAGGCTTCGTGGGCGTTGCTGCTCAAGCGCCGCCCAGCGCTCTACGCCGAATGGGAGGCCGAGGAAGAGAAGACCCGCCAGTTCCTCGGCAAGGACGTCTCCATCCTGGCCGACCGGCGCAAGCTGCCGACCGAGTCGTTCGACAAGGACGACTGGGGAGCCTGCGGGTGCTTCGACGAAGCCGTTGAGGCCGTGCCGGTGAAGCTGAAGCGGCGCCCGCTGACGCTGCGCCAGTTCCGGGAAGAGATCGAGGCAGGGCGGTGAAGGAGCCAGGAGCGTGGCCCCACCTGTTCGCCTTCCGGGCC